TGAGCTTGATAATGATTATGGTTATACCCAAATCTTTAAAACAGCTTGTGAATTGACAAATACAGCAAGAGCAACTCGTTACAGAGGATATGCTGATGAATGGCAACGGATATGGAATCTAAAGCTAAGGGAACATAAGGTAGATATTGAAAGAGCAATGCTCTTTGGTCAACGTGCATCTATTCAGGGTATTCAATACTCTGAAGGAATTGCAGGTCAAATCATGAAAAATAGTCAATCAAATGCAGTAGTAGGTGGTGGGCAAGTCTCTTATAATGAGGGCGAAGCTTACTTTAAATCTGTTACAGCTGCTGAATGGACTTATGATGATATGCTTAGTGACCTTGAAGTAATATTCGACCCAGCACGTGGTGGAAATTCTTCAAAGCTAGCTCTTTGTTCACTTCCGGTTATTTCTCAGTTCAACAAGATGGGCGATGGTGGTTTTATTGATAATTCAACTGCTAGTACACAAGCTCAGTATATGATTGAAAGAGCTCAAGGTTCTTTTGGTCATAGAGTAACCAAAGTTGATACTATTCATGGTGATATTACATTGATAAAAGAACCATTGTTTAGAGGATTAGCTGCTGGTTTTATGTGTATGGTTGATTTAGACCATGTATCATACAGACCTCTTGTTGGAAATGGACTTAATCGTGACACTCATATTGTTACTAATGTGCAGTCAGATGATGAAGACTTAAGAAAAGACATGATTCTTACAGAAGCAGGTCTGGAAGTAAGTCTCCCTGAAACTCATGCACTCTTCAACTTAGAAGGAGTATAAGATGAGAGCTGATTATTTAAATGAAAATAGTAGCGGAACTCAAAGCTGGAAACAAAAAGCTTCTCTTCTTTCTGCGGCAATTACATTGTCTGAGAAAGATAGTGGAAAAGTATTTTATGTTGAATCCTCAGGCGGGGCTTATTCAATAACTTTTCCAACTGGTGGTGACATTGAAGATGGAATTTATTACAAATTCTGGGTCAATGAAAATACACCTACTGGAGCAGTAACTTTCGCAGCTGGTAGTGCCATCGTTTTTGGTAAAGTCAACGAAACTGAAGTTGACTCAGGAGATGATGGCCCGGGTTCAAGCGCTGATGGAGCAACTGGTGTCTCTAATGTAATTTGGGGAACATCAGCACTTAAAGGTGATTATTTAGAATTTTCATCCTTTGGTGGACATTGGTACTTAACTGGTCAATCTGGTAAAGATGGAGCTGTTACTACATCATAATCCGAATAAATAAGGATTAACAGTATAGAACTGTGGGGGCTGTCAATAAAAGGCAGCTCCCAAAATCTAAAGAATTATGAATTGTGTACATTGTAAAAAACCAAATCCAGATAACTGGTTCTACTGTCGAAAGTGTGGTAAACGGGCCTCAGAAACTCCGTTTACTACTAATATGTATATGATAAGCGACATGGGTAAAAGAACAGATATTGAAGTTACCAATATGTCTATAGAGGAAAGTATCAAAGATATGAATAGGAGAAATTATGCCGAAAGTAAAAACAAAATCTGGTAAGGTAAAACATTATCCATATACAAAAAAGGGTAAGGTTGCCGCTAAAAAAGCAAGAAAGCGAGCTAGGAAAAGATAATGGCTAATTTAAAAGTTAAAATACAAGAAGATATTATACTTGAAAATCAAGATTATGGTTCTAAGAGAGTATTAGAAATTGGGAGTATTGCATCTATAGTAAAAAGAATTGTTAATATAGGTACTGATGAGATTGGATTACTTGGATTCGGAACAGCTTATAATACTGAATTATCTAAAACATATCTAGCAGGTCAATTCGATGAGGATAATGTTAGATATATAAGAATTACAAATTTAGATGATACTAATCATATTGCATTGGTTTTAAAAAATGAAAATAATGATGAGTTTGGTGTAAAGGTTGATAAAGGTTGTTCTTTTTTATATTGTGCTGATTTATCAGGTGGAGTTGTTGATACTATGGATTCTGCTGATGCTGCTGGAATAACTCCTAATTCATTCGGTGATTTAGTTGATATAACTTGTGCTTCTGATACAGCTGCTTGTAATGTTGAAGTTTTTGTAGCGAGTACATAATGGCTTGGGATTTCGCAGCTGAAATAAGTGCCTTAACTGGATTTAACGCAGATTATAATACTGATACTTCTACTGGGGAAACACATAGGGTTCATGCAACTCAATGGCTTACTGACTCAGCAAAAGAAGTTATAAAAGTATTACCAAATAGATTATTACATTTTTGTGCTAGTAATGTATCATTTACATCAGGTAGTCCCAGTACTTTAAATACAGGTAAAATATTAACTGTATTCAGGAGTGATGGCGATATTAATCAACCATGTAGAAAAATAGAACCATTTCATAAGGGTAGGTATAGTGACCCCGATGATATGAATTATGCTACTGTTACAGACCCTGTATATTTTGTTGAGAATAATACTATAGATGTTCTACCTCTTGGTGGAAGTGTAACATATTCTGAGGTTCAATTTCCTGCTGTAGCATATAATGGAACTGCTATTGCAACTTTTCCAGATGAAGCTGAACGAGCAGTTGTTGTATGTGCGGCTATAAAAGCAGCTGAATTTATGTTGGCAAATGAAGAAGATGTAGAATTATTAGCACCTATACTAACTCAGTTAGAAAAAGATTATCAAAAAGAATTAGCAGGATTATCATAATGGCAGTACATAAAATATCAGTAAAACAAGTAGTAAGTAGAGTTCGTCAGGTATTTCCAGATGCTCCTGAATCTTATATATTTAATCTTATCAATGATGCTTTGGTTCAGATAGGTATGTATAGTACTAAGCCAGTACAATCTAAAATGAGTACTGTTGCTAATCAAATGTGGTATAAGATTGGAGATGGAGCTGAAGATTCTAGTGAGAATGCTCTTGAAGCTAATAAGATTTTTAGAATAGATTTAATGGATGATAATGATGATTATATACAGATACCTAGGTTAATAGATAAAAATATTTTATTAATGGATGCTGATTCTAGTGAGTCGGCATTAATAACACCGGATGAAGAGTAATGGCAAGTAATATAAAGTATCCAGAAAGTACAGCAAGATGGTTTATTGAAGGCGATAAACTATGTTTAATCACTAAAGTTGATAGTAGTGGTAGTACTAGGACATCAGCTAGAAAACAATGGAAAGCTATAGCTGAAGCTGTTACTGATGGTATATTACTACATTATTATGCAGAACCTAATAGTGTTAAAAGCCTTAATGATGATATAGATTTAGATAATACTATGCATTTAGCACTAGTAGATTATGTTAAAAAATGCTTATACATGGACAAATCAGGTACATCGGTAGATGGTAATGTTGCAGCTGCCGCTATGCAAATGTCCAGAATGCATGAAAAGAATTTCAATGATGCCGTAATTAGATACGGCATGAAGAAGAGAGATAAAACTGGCGGTAGTAGGGTACTAAAGTCAATTAGTTTACGATAACTTGGATAGGGAGTTTTCTCGCCCCGCAAGCTGAGTTTATTTAATAGGAGAAAATATGGCAAATATTCAAATGCACAGGGCCCACGAATCTTTAAATGTAGAGACAGCGGCTGAGTGGGATGTTCAAACAAGATTAACAATTTCAAGTCAAGCTCATGTTTATTCTGATGTGAGTTCAGCTAACCAAATAGGAATATATAGTGATTCTGATGTTTATATCAGATATGATTCTTCAACTAGTGATACAATTAGTGCGAATAACGATTTAGTTGTACCGGCTGAAACTTTAGCATTTTTAAATGTTCCAAAGGCAGTTGGTGAAACTATATATGTACATTTTAAACAAGTTACATCCGCAGGTACTAAGTATCTTCGTATTATACATATGTAGGGGGGATTATGGCTTTTCTAAAATCATTTAAAAAAGCAGCTGCTGCTCAACTAGCTGATAAAACAATAGATGGTGACCTTACAATCACAGGCGATTTAAAAGTAGAAGGTGGTGGCTCATTTACATACGATGAGATAATAGAAGGTACAGTACGGATACAGAGGTCAGCTCTTTCTGGTTTTGACACTCATGATGATGATCAGTTAGTAATAGAAAGAAGTGGAGATTACTCAAATCTTAACTTGGCAAGTGATGTTGGTTCTTATATTTTATTTAGTGATGCTACTAGAGCAGTAGGGGGAATTGGATATACACACAGTAGCGATACATTATCATTTGATGCTGGTGGTACACAAAATTTAATGAGTATTACTGGAGCAGGTAATGTTGGTATCGGAATTGCTCCATCAGAAAAGCTCGATTTATACTCTACATCAGATGCAGACATTCAATCAACTGTTGTGTCTGATAGTGATTATCCTAGCTTAATATTAAGAAGAGCTGATGCTAGTACAACACTTGTAGATAGTGGCGATGTTACTGGCAATATTCAATTTTGGGGATACGATGGAGACCAATATCTTAGAACTGCTCAAATAACTTCTTCTGTTGATGCAACTGCTGCTAATAATGATATGCCGGGTAATATTATATTTTCAACTACAGCAGATGGAGCTACAAGTCCAACTGATAGAATGAAAATTGATTCATCAGGTATTGTACGTATTCCTTTTGATGGTGGAACATTACCCGATATTACAGGGGAAGCTGGAACAGCTTTAATAATTAGTAACAATAGTGCTACAAGTGACAATGTTAGAATGTCATTAATAGCTGGTAATGCAGCATCATCTGTTATTCATTTTGGAGATGAACAAGACCACAACGCTGGTACACTATTTTATAATCATGCCTCTAGTTATATGGCATTTGAAACTGGTGGTGCGAATGTAAGATTAAAATTAGATGCCAACTCTCGCATCAGTCTGAGTAATAATGATGCTGGTGCTGATAATACTGTATTTGGATTCTTAGCAGGAGCAGGTCTTGCATCAGGTGGCGATGATAATACTTTAGTGGGAGATTATGCAGGTAATGCTATCTCTACTGGCGATTACAATACAGCAATAGGAGCTAATGCTATGTTAGTTCATACAACTGGTCATAGTAATATTGCGATTGGTTATGGTGCTATGGCAGATACAAACGCTGGTTCTACATCACTAGGTACTTATCATAATATGTTTATTGGAGTTCAATCAGGTGCTGGTACTTGGGCAGATGCTCTTACAAGATATAATGTCGGTATTGGTAATTATACTATGAATGCAGCTTTAGATGGATCAGAATCTAATGTTGCTGTTGGGTATGCAGCTTTATATGCATTGACTACTGGAGACAACAATGTTGCCGTCGGTAAAAGTGCTGGGGATGCGATTACTACTGGTTCAAACAATGTAGCTCTTGGTATGGATGCATTAGGATTAAATGCAACAATGAGTAATAATGTAGCTGTTGGAACATATGCAGCTGATGCTTTAACAGCAGGTACAGACTGTGTTTTTATAGGTCATTACGCAGGTAGTAGTATTACATCCGCTGGTGGTGGAACATTAGATGGTGCAATAGCTATCGGTAGAGAAGCTATGTTAGGAAGTTCGAGTACTACTAATGCAGCTAGTAATACGATTGCTATAGGTCAAAATTCTGTGAAAGCTATTACTACAGCAGCAGATGTAATTGGTATAGGCAATAGTGCTTTAGCAGCAGTTACTACTGGTGGTTATAATGTCGCCATTGGTTCTTCTGCTGGACTAAATCTAACAACAGGCACTGATAATACTTTTGTGGGTCATGCTGCTGGTTCTGCTGCAAGCACAGACACTACAAATGCAATTCAAAATGTTTATATTGGTAGCACATCAGGTAGATATATGGATGATGGAATTAATAATGTTGCTGTTGGATTTCAAGCGTTAGATGGTACAGCTGCCGATGCTAATGATGGGTCAAACAATGTTGCTGTCGGTCATAAGGCACTTAGAGTAATCACCGATGGAGATTATAATGTTGCTCTTGGTTCATCATCAGGATTAGACATGACTACTGGTGGTCGTAATGTTCTTCTTGGTTTTGCTGCTGGTGAAAATATGACAAATAATACTGGTAATGTTGCAATAGGTTACGGAGCAATGGATGTTGCAAACGCAGGAGAGGATTACAATGTTGCGATAGGTTATGAAGCTCTATATAATTTAGATAATGGTGGCGATGGTCAAATAGCTATCGGAATGCAGGCTCTTAGAGCTTTGACTACGGGTACTGCTAACATTGCTATCGGATCAAGTGCATTAGTCGGACATACTACTGGTTCAAGGAATATTGCTATTGGATTTGGAAGTATGGATGGAACTGCTGGAGATGCAGATGATGCTCCAGCCTCTATAGATAATATTTTCGTAGGATATGATGCAGGTGGTGGAAATTGGGAAGATGATGAGGATTCAAATTACAATGTCGGAATCGGTAACTATGTTATGGATGCTGCTATGGATGGAGCTTTAGGTAATACTGCTCTTGGTACTTATTCTTTAACATCTGTTACTACTGGAGACTATAATGTTGCGTTAGGGTATGCTGCATTAGAAGATGTTACGACAGGAAGTCATAATGTTGGTATTGGAGAAGATTCAGCAAAAAATGTTACTACTGGGGATTACAATGTTTCAATGGGTTCTTATTCTTTAGACGCAGCTGATGGTGGAGAATCAAACAATATTTCTATTGGTACTAATGCGATGGGTTCTATTAATCACGATGATAGTGACCATAATGT